GCTGGCGCTGGAGGCGTTGGAAGAAATTACGGATGAGGTGTTTTCGCCTTACGACAATAAACTAGGCAAGGCCATCACCGCCCTGCGAGAAGCACTGGCAGAGCAGCCAGCACAACAGGACAGTACGTGCAGCAACGCACTACGCGCTCAAGGCAAAGCATACCCACGCACTTGCAAGAAATGCGGGCTTGGGCCTTGTGTTGAGTTAGCACAGCAAGCCCTCGACAAGAAGGCAGAGAACGCCAGAGAGTTGGGGCTGGACTATGAGCCAGCACGAGACAGCGGCATTGTTACCGCTGGTGGCGCTGACCCGCGCACACAGCGCACATGGGTTGGGCTGGAGAAAGGCGATATGCCTACCGACCCTGACCCAATGTATGACCACAAATACTTTACCGCTGGTATGGTCTATGCGGCAAACAAGCTCATGGAGAAGAACACATGACCACTCAACTTGTTCGTGACTCCATGAAGCTGATGGCTGATGCTGGCGTGGACATCGTAGACATCAAATGGTTTGACCTGTCTGGTGCGTTCACTGACAAGCAACGGGCAGACCTTGACCCAGTGATGACACACCGACCACCTTTTGACAAATGCTTTGTTGTTTGGCAGGGGAAGACAAGCCATCACCCGAGCTACACCGTCTTGATGATGGTGGCTGGAGATGACCCAGATGAGGGCATCACGGTGTCAATGTGGAAGGGGCCAACCGGGACTCGACTGATGCCGATCCCTGCAATGTTCTACTTCATTGAGGATGATGACATTCGATACGGGTCTGTCAGCGATGACGAGCCAGTGGACAAGGAGTTGGCAGAACTGATGCTGGCTCAAATTGGCGCTTGGTACGGCGCGATGGACAGGCGTATTGAGGCGCACATCCCCACAGTGCGTGACACCTTTACCAACCGCCGGAAGTTACAGCAGGGGAAGCTGCCGACTTATGACTGGACAACAGTATGGATTGAGCCAGCCAAGCCCCGTCAGGAGTCCAAAGGGGGTACGCACGCATCACCCCGATTGCACGAGCGTAGGGGCCACCTGAGAAGGCTTAAGACGGGGAAGAATGTCTGGGTCAAGTCTTGTAAGGTCGGTGACGCAAGCAAGGGCGTGATATTCCATGACTACGCAATAGCACAGGAGCAGAAATGACCGACTGCCAACACCGCTGGGAGGCTGTACCCGGCCAGCCGCTTTACAAGTGCGCCCGATGTGGTGCGTTCATGAGGATCATTAAGTGACAACAACAAACAAGGGAGTGCTGGTAACCAAAGCATGGGAAGCACTGGAGGAGTTCGGGAAGATCACCGCGCAGGAGTTTGCAGACTACGCAGACATCGGCAGGTATGACGCTCACGCTGTGCTCAACCGCATGAGCAAGCGCACCAAGGATGGACTCAAACGCCTGTACGTGGCCGACTGGACATACGAGCATGATGACGCAAGGCGTTACCCTCGTGCGATATTTATGATCGGTGACAAGCCGGATAAGAAGAAACCCAAGCCCAACATCACCGCCAACAGACGCAGGCATGAGCAAAGCAAAAACAAGATGTACCGTATGAACAGTGTGTTCAACATGGCGATGACCAGAGACAAGATCAGGGAAATAAGGAAGACGGTATGAAGTGCCCGCTATGCAAGGCATATTCAGACGTACTGGAAACACGCAAGCGCATGGACAACACAACCCGCCGCAGATACGTCTGTGGCAACATGCACAGGTTCACCACAATTGAAACAATCGTGAAGTATGACAAGCCACCCATTGAAACTGTGCGACAAGTGCGAAACTAAGAAGCCGCCCGAAGGCGGCATCCATATCAGTCCAACACGCTGGTACTGCGCCAGTTGCTGGATCGTCAGAACTTCTTCGCAGACTCGGCGACATCAGCTACGCGCCGCGACCAGCCCTTCCCAAAAGTAGGCCAGTGCTTGAGGTCCATCAGGAACGACAAACGGCGCTTGCTGTAGTCGTCGATCAGCTCCTTGGCGTCAGCGGCCCGTACAGCCGCCAGCGTCTTGGGGCCGATTGCGCCGTCAGGCTCTGCGCCCACGCACGCTTGCAGCCACTTGACAGCGCGGCCCGGACCTGAGTTGATGGCAGCATCGAACACAGCGTAGTCCACGCCAGAGGGCAGCTCATCGCCCTGCACCTTGTCCCAGTACTTGCGCTTGTACAACGGCGCAACATCAGCGGGGGTCAGCGCACGCATGGCCTTCTCGTCCACTGGGTGACCACAGTGTTCTTCCCACACGACCTTGGTGCAGCCCAGATTGGTCATACCACCGGGATCATCTTTGTGATGAACAAAGCCACCCTCGTGCTTCAAAACGTGCTGAAGCGCCTCTGCAAAATTTTCTCTCATTTCTTACCCTTCATGTCCGCCAACTTCTCAACTGTACGGCCACCGAAGTAGGCCAAGAAAATAATCTGACCCCACTGACCCAGCAGTTGCACGTAAGATTCTTGGGCGTTGTACCCGTAGGCAGACATCATGGTGAACACGAAGTAGGCTACGAAGATGGCTATGAGGGCCATAGGGCGAATGTTCTTGGACAGCCAAGAGTCAGACCCCATGTCGGCCCGCCACCGGTCTGTAATAGACGTTTGCTCAATCTCAAACAACTTGGTGTCGTTTGCCATGCGGGCCAGTTCACCGTCCTGCGCCATCTTGGCAAGGTCCAGTTGCGCTTTGGCCTTGGCTTCTGGGTCAGGAATGAGCTTGTCGATGAGCTTGCCGCCCACCTCAAGCAGTGCTGTCAATGGGAACATCAATTACCCCTTTAGATCAAAACTTAGGTTGGTGTGGCGGGGATACTGCACAACGCGCTCCCCTTCGGGACATTTGTATTTGATGGTTGCCAGCAGCGTTGCTTTTCCGCTGGCGATTTTTTCTTTTCTCACCATCGTGAGTTGGTACGTAAACGTGTCAATTTCCGGCCCTGCTGGGCCGCTAAACTTGCTTGCGGTAGTGGTCGCTTCATGCACCATACCAGCCGCATCACGAATGCTTGGGGTAAAACTCTCAACAGAGCAGTCGTCGCGCTTCTTGATCCGCGCAACCGTGACGGTGATGGGCTGTCCATCCTCTGCCACAATCTTAAAATTCTCTGGCGACCATTCAATGATGGCTTTGTCAAACAAACCGAACTTGTCGGCAAGCGTGTAACTGCCTCCCAACGCAGCAACACTGGCGGCAACAGCCCCAATGGCTTTGGTAAGGTCAACCATATGCCACCTCAACAAAAATTTTGATGCACCAGACAATCAGCCCAACAAGAAGGGCTGCTGCAATAAATGCACCAGCCCAGTCTCTCATTTGACCACCCAGATCGCTGCGAAGATTGTCCCACCCATCGCCACGATCATCAGACCAGCGGTCTTCATCAAGATGGCTTCGATGCGCTTGAGGCGTGCGTTGATCTGGTCATACCGCAGGGCGCAGATTTCCTCATGGGTTGACAGTCTGGCTTCCGTCACGTCGATCGTGCTCATCTTGGGCTTTCTGCAATTGCTGGTTGATTGACTGAATGACGGGCGCGACCTCACCGTAAGGTGCAAGCATGAGCGCCCGGTTGATGACAGCCAGTTCTTGAGGGGTCAGGGTCAGTGTAATCATACGCCGTAGTAAGGGAGTTTGACGTCAACACCGTTGATGTTGACTCGCAAGTAACCAGCCACTTGTGCAGGGGGTGCACCATTGGCACCAGCAGTTGCCGACGATGATGCGTAAGCGCTGGTCCACACGACTGTTTCGGCCAAAATAATTGAGCCTGTGTCCGTGAGCACAACCTTGTCTGCACCGCTGACAGAGTAGGTCAAACCAATAGACCCAGAAGTGGAGTGACGCAGACGGTACGCAGACGATCCGTCAAACGCCATGTTCTCGCCATCTTTGATTCGGATGGCAGATGTGCTGTTGGTAGCGTTGCTCAGATCAATACCAACGCCGTAGGTGCCGTTGAACTGAGCGCCCCATGTGCCAGAGCTGGACACCTGAACGCCCACGGTCATGTTGCCTTGCAGCGTGATGCCGTTGGTCAACTGGCCTTGTGTCAGGTCGATGTTGGTAGGTGCGATCCGCAGGCCGTAAGAGGTGGTGTTGATCGTGCCGCCCGACACGCCCTTGCCCACGGAGATGTCCACACCGACACGGTTTAGGCCGGTGTCTGTGCCGTTGGCAAAGATACCTGCTTCAATACCGATCAGGCCAGCCGTGGGGTTGGCTGTCTGGGTGTAGTCACGCGCCTCAGACACGATGCCCCATGTCGGGCCGGTGCTGCGCTTGTTGCCTTGGCCGTAGACGCCCACGTTCTCGCCAGCAGCGGAGTAGTTGTCCACGATGCCGATGATGGTCCACTCGAATGATGTCTCGGTTGCACCGGTGATCGTGCGTGCCCAGATGTTGGGGTTGACGTAGCCAACAGTGCCGCCCGAGACAGCCGAGGCGTCACGCAGCGTGTTGATCGGTGCCTTGGTGTTACCGTCTAGCGCGGCGGCTGTGGGCGATGTGCCGTCGATCTGTTGCAGACGGTCGTTGACGGTGGTTGCCACGCCAGTGTCAGCAGGGGTGTAGCCGACCAGCGTAGCGCCGTTTGACGCAGCCAGCACGGCCAGCGTAGGACCGTTGGGGCCGTTGACGTTATCCGATGTCCAAATCTCCACATCGTCGGAGTCCTTGAGCACCATGAAGTAGCGGCTGTCGCCGCACCACACTGCTGCCTCGCCCCGGCTGTTCAGGATGACGGGGTTGGTGTTGGCCGTGCCGCCGTTGTAGTCGGTGTACGTGGCCTGTGGGGTAGTCGTGCCAGCAGCGTAGGTGAACAGCTTGCCGCCCACCAACGGGTTACCGTTGGCGTCGAAGAACTGCATTACTGGACTGGGGATGAGCGTAGTGGGCATGATGTGTTCCTAGTTACTTAGCAAGAGCGTTTTTGTTGGGACTTTTGGGAGCCAACTGGTTAGGTTGTTGCAATGCTTTTTCAAGCTGCTTTTTGTATTGTCTCCCACGCACAAATTCTGCTGCGGTTTGCGTGCCAGGAACTTTTACAGGCAATTGAAGCAGTTTGTCCAAGCCACGCAAAACAACGCTGCCAGTGCCAGAGTAATTTACAGCACCAGGCTGCTTGACCATTACATCTTGAATAGACTTTCTCAAGTCAAGAATTTCATTTGCCCCAGTTTTGCCAAACATGTAAGCCAGTTTGTCCTCTCGTTCAAGCTGGGTCACAAAATTGTTGAAATTGTTGAAAACCATCTTGTCGGTTTCATCACCTTTTTTCAACAACAGATCTTTCATACGTTGCAAGGTATAGCTTTGCAATTCTTTGTATGCTTGTTGTCCTTCTGGCCCACCTTTTTTGAGCAGTTGAGTGACGGTTCTCATTTCTTCCAAAGAGCCATCAACCACAATGTGGTTGTACACATCATCCAAAGCCACTTTGCGATCTGTTTTGCCAGCTTTGGTGCTCAACAAATCATCAACTCGTTTGACGTTTTCAAAATCTTTGGCTAATTGCTTGCGCTCTGATCTGGCCGCACGATACAGATCGCCTCCAGTGCCTTCAGTCATTTCATTGATGACACCTTTGACTTTGCCCATAAACCCAGCAGCCGATGGGTTGCCTTCAGCCAAACTTCCAGCAACTTTGTAAAGGTTTTCAAGGTCATCAATTGACACCTGATTTCCCGTGGCTTCTTTCAATTGCTTAAGTTTTGCGCCAATGGTTTGGATTTGAGGCACAGAAATAGCTTCTGGGGCGTTATCAATTAACCATTGATCTAATTTGCTTGTGTCAACAATTTGTTTTGTCTCTCCAGAGTCTCTAGCTTTTTGATAAGCATCATCAACTTTTTGGAGTTTGGTTTCGTATTGCTTGACCAAGGCTTTATCAATAACAGTGCCAACCGAACGAGGGGAACTGCGATCAATTGTCCCGCCAACTTGCTCAGTCATCAATTCAAATTTGTTCAAAATGTCTTGTTTTTGACCTTCTGCAAATGCGCCGTATTGTCTAGAAAGTTTTTCTCGGGCTTCTGGCGAAATACCGGGCAAAGAGCCGCGCTCAACTTCTGACTCAAACTGTTGCTTTTGCAAGTTCTGTTCACGCTGGCCGGCAGTAGTACGAATGCCTTGGCGCTGGAAACGCTCTTCACGCATAAGCTGATCTGCCGTACTTGCAGCGCCCATGCCTTGCATTTGAGGCTGCTCACGGGTCATTACGTTCGCCAAGACATTGCGTGCTGGTGCGGTTGCCTGCTGAACAACTGGCGCTACAGCCTGACGGGTTTGCTGCATGGCAGGGCCAGCCAAAGCGTTCATTGTTGTGCCCATGCCGCCACCAATGACGGGAGGCAATTTCAATGCATCAAACCCAGCGGCCACCGCAGATAACGCATCTTGCGCAGTCTGGGTGCGTGGCTGATACTGAATCTGCCCTGCCACTTTGCGTTGAAATTCTGGCCCACCAACTCCAGCCAAATACACAGGAATGCCCGTTGCCACGTTTGCTGCAAGAGCCATTGGAGTTTCTATGATGCCAGCGATGCGGTCACGCATAGACACTTCTGGCGGTTTAACACCAGTCACAGCATTTTCATTGCCGGGAATCATTGCAGACGCATCAAGCCCAATGGTCTTGTAAAAGTCCATCTTTGGAATCTGGCTGTAAAACTTTTGATGCAGCGAGTCGGCCAGCTTTACATCTGGCACGGAATCGTACTGCGGATATGCAGCGCGGAATTCAGCAAGTGTGGCCATAATCAATTGATTCCTGGTAAGCCCAAAGGATTGGTTGCAGATGCGCCCGACAATGTGTCTGGGACTAATGCTGCCCCTTTTCCAGCAGCAATTTTTGCAGCAGAAATTACGTTTTCTAAACGTGCTTTTTTATCTTTTATTTGTTGTGGCCCATCACCAATTTGAGGGAAATAAGATTTACGATAGCCTTCAAGTTGATCTTTTGTATATGCTGCACCAGTTCCCAGCGTCAATGCTGCGTCAAGAATATCCAATTGTGCAGACGCAACACGCTGCCGCGCTTCGGACGTTAATGTATTTGCAGCAGGTGTTGACAGCATATCTAATGCCGATGTAAATAAGCCGGGTTTTGCCGCATTTGGATCATCTAGCAAAGCTTGCGTCAATTGACCTTGAGAAAATTGCATACGCTGTAACAGTGTTGAGGCTTTGCGTTCGCCCTCAGTTAATCCTTGGCCTTTGCCGCGCAATTGTGTTGGACCAGCAGCAAGAGAAGCAGGTGCAGCAGCCGCAGGCGCTGGTTGATCTAGCACACTGGTCATGCCGGGAATAGCTTGTATTGCTGGCGCAGGCACTCGTGGGCCTGGCATACCTGCACTAGGCGTTGCTGGAGCAGCCGCAGGCGCAGCACCGCCAACCATTACTGGTATAGCCTGCAAGGTGCGCTTGTTGACGCCGTAGAAATTGCCATCGGCGTCTTCTTTCAATTCAAAACCGGGATTGGCTTTTTCAAACGCAAATTTCTGTTGCGCCAAAGCCAACTGTCCTTGCGCCGTGCGTTCGCCAATGGTTGCAGTTTTTGCAATTGGTGCCATGCCCTGAACCGGCAGGCTGTAGCCAGGCAAAAATGGATTGTCTTGAATTTGCTGAATAAAACCGCCGGTGTCTCGGTCGCGTGTTTTTGGCAACATGAAACCCAGCTTGTCCTTGGCGTCCACAATTTTCAACATGGTTTCAGCTCGAAACTGCCGGTATTCTTCAGGAGTTGTCATTTTTTGCAACTTCTGAATGTCTGATGTAACCGACTTCATGTCAAACATGCCATCCTTGGCCCCTTTGGTCAACTGAGCAATTGCATCTTCAGGAGTCGATGCATCGCCAACAGCTTTCCACGCAAAATCTAGTTTTTTCTTTTGCAACCCAAATTCACGCTCGTCTATTTGAGACTGAGTGTTTTTTGCGTTAAGCGCCGCAAGTTCAATCTCTCGACGGGTTTTTTCAATTGCAGGAATTTGCGACGCCCCGCCACCCGCTGCTAAAAGGCCAGTCAACTTGTTGTAGTTGACAGTGCCTGTGGCTGGGTCAACAGACTGAGCGTAAGCGTTATTGATTGCGTTTTGCGTTGCTTCGCTGCGCTGCGCTGCGCCAAGCTGAAAGCGTGCCAATTCTTGCGCCTGCTGACCACCTTGAATCTGCTGAATCTGGGCGAACTGCGCCAAAGCGTTCGGAGCCTGAATGTCAGGCTGGCGAAAGCTCATTGCGATGTTGGGGTTAACGAGTGCCATGATCAGTCCTTAACTGTATTCCGAAACGCCGGAAAAATCATATGGTGTATTGGTTACACCAGCACCACCAGTTCTACGGCCCAGCGCTTGATTTAGCAACGAATTAGTGGCTTCGTTCTGTCGGTAGTTCATGTACTGACCAACGCCGCCAGCGGCAGCGTTAGCAGCGCCCATGTAGCCCGATGCGCGGGCTTGAGCACCAGCGCCCAGCGCCGCGCCCATACCAGACGCATAATTTTGACCGGCTGCGCCAAGCTGGTTGACTGAGGTTATACCGACACCGGCCAGCGACTGCAATGGGTTCAGCCTTGCGCTGCGCTCAGTCTGGTAACGGTTAAATGCGTTTTGGTATTCTTGCGAGGCAAGCCCTTGGCCGAACTGCTGCAAGGCACCGCCAGTGTTGCCGCTGATCAGGCCACCACGGGCCGCAGCGCTGCGCTCCAGCGCCTTCTGGCCTTGGTTAAACCGGAACCCGTAACCAGGATCGGCTTGGAACTGGTCCATACCAAACGGCGTGTACTCAGACGCGCCTTCCAGCTTGTTCAGCGCCCGCAGCCCGACTTCGCGGAACGGCGCTTGCAGTTCAATCTGGCGTTCAAATTGTTCGCGTTGAAGGTCTGCGGCTTGACCTGCGGCGCGTTCCTGTGATTTGGCTGCGCTTCTGGACGATGATGCGCCCAATAACGCGCTACCGCCTATTGCTCCGCTTACTGGATCAGGCATGATTAATCTCCCATTCGTCAAAAGTTTCAAAAGCGTAGAACTCGCGAATCTCGCGGGATATTTTACGCATGTGATCAAACCCACCTACCAAAAACGCGGTGGCAATGTGAATTTCAATTCCAAAGTTGCGAATATGGAACGCCAAGTTTCGCAAGTGTTTTTTGTCACTTGTTGCCAAGTCATTGGCATCGTGAAATCCGTTGATGGACGCCATGATCAATGGTTGGTAGTACGAGTGATTTGCCATAAACCAAGGGTTTGACGGCAAACTAAACATCAGTGACGTAAAAACCCGATTGACATGATTGTCGCTGATCGGCACATCTTTGTCGATCAAGTCGTCCCACAGTTCAACGGCGTCGAAGAAGCAATTCAAAAAGTCAATTGCGTCTTGGTTACCCAAGCACCAATTGCGCTTGTTGATCTGGTTCTGGTCTTGCCATTCCTGAGTCATTACTGGCATTGCTACCTCGAAATTGCCGTGATAGTGGGCGTGCCCGAATACGTGATGGTCAGCGCGTCACCCGGTGACAAACCGAACATGCCGTAGTACGAACCCGTGTTGTACTTAGTGCCAGTGCCGCGCTGGAACTCGACCTTGCGCACACCGCCGCCGCTGATCATTATGTCAATCGGGCGCTCTGTCGTGTTGCCGTACACCAAGGGCGAACCACTCAGCGGCACTGGTGCTGGAGCGTTTGGCGGCGTGTAATCAATGTCCGACTCCAGCAGCGCCAGCAAATACCGATACCACTCACGCGAGATCAAACCAGTTCGTTCGTCAAAGAACGGAACCCTGTTTGATGGAATGTTGGTGTTGGCGTTAAGCATTTGTCGGCGATACGATCAGTTCTGCGCCCATGATGGCGATCTTAACGGGGTCAGTACCCGACAGCTCATACACCCGGTCGCGCAGCTTCATGGTCATACCCAGCCTGCGCCAGATCACCCGCTTGCCAGTCTGACCCGTTGTGCCCATGTCCTTGCCGTGGTAGTTGCTCCAAGTGTGCCCACCATCGTCAGACCAGCGCAGCAGCACCACGGGCTGGGGGTTGATCGTCACACCTGTCTCGTCAATTAAGAAGTCATATGACTCGGTGATGATGTCGTCCTCATCCTGAGTCACCAGAAACACCGGCTGGCTGACAGGCGGCAGCGTGAAACCCACCTCGCAGTCGAGCTGCATGGAGTGCTGCGCTGTGCGCTTCAAGTTGTTCTTGCCCGTGGGCAGCGCCCGCCACGACCGAATCCATTTTTGGACGCCGCCGTTGTCCGAGTAGACATCCAGATCGAATGCATAAATGTTGCCGTTTTGGAAGTCACCGACCAGCACCTCGCCGTTGAACACAGCGCGGCAGTTGGAGCGATGGCGAATAAAGCTGTCATTGGCCCAGCTACCGCGCTCATGCCACGCCTGTGTCGAGGCGTCGTACACCCATGTGGCGTTAGCCGATGGGAACGTCAGCACGTAGAAGGCGTGGCCTTCCTGCTGGTACGTGTAGGCAATCGCGTCCGAGATGACATCGTACTGTGCGATAGCGTACTCAACAGCGTGCGTGGACACCCGTTGGCCGGTGTAGCCGTTGGCACGGTACACGATGCCCTTGCCTCGGGCGTCAGCGCCCAGCCAGAACAGCGAATTGTCCAGCTTGGCTACCGAGTACGTGGCAGCGCAGCCAATCTCGTTGAACGCGCCTTGGATGCGCTGGAAGGGCACGCCCGGTGGAGGCAGACCTGCGTCATACCAGACCTCGACCGAGTTGCCGCCAAACAGCCACAGCTCGTTGTGGTCAGCGATCAGCGACACCAGCCCGTCAGGAGAACCTTCAGCGTTGGCAACGCTGGCACCGTCCAGCACCGTGCCGTCATACGACTCGGTGACCCAGAACTTCTGACTGTTGGGTTCGTTGAAGATAAAGTACCCATCGATGAACGTGACCGTCTGCGCCCGTGGGAACGACGAGTTTTCGACATAGGTGTTGTCAACTGCGTTGTAGACGTAGCTTGGCCCGTTGGCTGCGATGAACAACTGGGTGCCGTTCATTGCCATCGACACGGGGCCGGTGTTGCCCACAATGCCGATAAACGTGGCAGCGTAGTTCTGGTCCACTTTGTACAGTTGGGCACCCGACACCACGTACAGCCATTGACCGTACTCCAGCATCCCCCGCACGGGGCCAGTGCCCACGGTGGTCACCAGACGCAGACCGGGCGCACGGTTCAGAAACGCCGGTTCCTTGCCACCCTCGGGCACAACCTCGGGAAACAAATTAATTAATTTGTTATCGGCGGCATTGGTGCTACGAGCGACATACGCCGATCCCAATATTGGACTTTTCATTTGGTCGCTCCTATGGTAAACTCAAATTCATGATTACCGCTGACCATATTCGATCCATCCTTGACTACAACCCAGAAACGGGCAATTTTGTCTGGAAGGCACATCACCACCGCCCTGATCTTGTTGGTAAACGTGCTGGTAGCCCGACCAATACCGGATATTGGGCTATCGCCATCAACAACAAAAAACAATTGGCTCACCGGCTTGCGTGGTTGTACATGACCGGAAAATCTCCGCTTTTTCACATAGACCATTGCGATGGTAATAAGCAAAACAACAAGTTTAGCAACCTCCGCGAAGTATCCCGCTTTGGCAATTTGCAAAACATGCGTCAAGCAACCAAGGCTAACAAATGCGGGTTTCTTGGTGTTTGTGAGCACCAGAGCAAATGGTTGATGCAAATTATGGTGAATGGCAAACGCATTCGCGAAAGCGGCTTTAATACACCCGAGGAGGCGCATCAAAGATACTTGGAGCTTAAACGAATGCATCATTCTACCTGTACAATATGAATGCTTAATAATTCGACGCGTAGATGTTGAAGCGCTGGCGTGTTGCCACGATGGCATACGGTATCGACATCACATCGTCAGGGTTGTTGATGCGCTTGAGATTGCGCTTGCTGGTCATGGCGATGCGCTGCACCTGTGGGCTTGGCTCAAGGCCGAACTCGGGTGCGATTTCCATCGCCAGGTTGTACGTGAACGCCCGCAGGTAGCCGGGTGGGAAGTACAAGACGGTCGCCAAACTAGGCGGGTTGGCCAGCTCTTGAACCGATATGAAGTGCCACTCCAAGTCCTGTGTGGGACGAGGGTAGATGAACATCTCGACGTTGGGGAACGTCATGTTGGCAAAGATGACCTGCGGGTAGGTGGAGGTCACAGTCTTGACTGCGATGCCATCGTACTGCTGCTGGTTGATGAACTTGATGCCGTACGACACGCCGTTGGGCGCTTTGAAGTACGTGGCGTCATCAAACAGAACTGGGCGGTTGCCCACAAAGTCACCAGAAGGGCCAAGGGTGCGGCTCAAAAGGCCAGCGGGCCATGTGAAAACTTGGTCTTGCGTGCAGAACACAGACAGGCGTTCTGTATTCCAGCTATCAATCATCTGCTGCATCGCCATCAGGGCGTCTTGAGATGTTTCGGCTGACGGC